TGTTGCTTCAAATCGCTAAAGGTGATTTGTTTCATTTAAGCCGCCTGAGATGGATACAGAGTCAGTGTGTTCGGGTTGAACGAAAGAGTGTACGGGAAGGGGGAAGAATAGTCATGGTGTCCCTGCAGGAATCGAATGATCATTTAATTGGTTGATATTATTGTATTTATAAGCCTGAAATTTGCAATGTACCATCACAGATACCATCATACGATTATGAGTGACGCAATTTTGAGTGTCGCGGGAATAGAACTTGGGAATCACTATGCCGATGCTCGCATGAGCAGATTAAGCGCAATACTCTTTTTTGCGCACACTTTTTTGCGCAGCATGGCATGCTGCAAAAAAGAGGTCACTACAATTTTGATGTGATCTCTCTTTCATTATAACGGGTGCCAATCGCCCAAAACCTCTTTTCAGGTCATTACGTAATGCACTAATCTGTGTAAAATCAGAGCTAACCCAATATCGCGGAGTGTTGTGCTATGGCTGGCGTTAACAAAACTCATCTGACTGAAACGGACATCATCACTAAATTCATCCTGCCTGCTGTTAAGGATGCAGGCTGGGATGTGATGTCGCAGATTCGGCAGGAAGTGAAGCTCCGCGATGGCAAAGTGGTGGTGCGCGGCAAGCTGGCGGCGCGTCTGACCGTGAAATCAGCGGACATAGTGCTTTACCATAAACCGGGATTACCGCTTGCCGTTATAGAGGCTAAAGCCAATAAGCATGAGATCGGCAAAGGGATGCAGCAAGGGCTGGATTACGCTCGTCTGTTCGACGTGCCTTTTGTCTTTGCCTCCAATGGTGATGGTTTTATCTTCCACGACAAAACGAATCCCGTACAGCTTGAATCAGAAATCACACTCAACGATTTCCCAACGCCGGAACAGCTGTGGGCTAAATACTGCGTCTGGAAAGGTTTCACCATCGAGCAATTGCCTGTTATCAGCCAGGACTATTACGACGACAGCACCGGGAAATCCCCTCGTTACTACCAGCTTCAGGCGATTAACAAAACGGTAGAAGCTGTTTCTGCGGGGCAAAAGCGCCTGTTATTAGTCATGGCGACAGGCACCGGGAAAACCTACACCGCGTTCCAGATTATCTGGCGCTTATGGAAAGCAAAAAGTAAGAAACGCATTCTGTTTTGGCTGACCGCAATATTCTGGTCGATCAAACAATACTCAACGACTTTCAGCCTTTTGGAAGCGCGATGTCAAAAGTGACAGGCAGGACGATTGATCCTGCCTATGAGATTCAACTGGCACTCTACCAGGCCATTACCGGTCCGGAAGAACATCAGAAAGCGTTTAAACAGGTTGCCCCTGATTTCTTTGACCTGATTGTGATTGACGAATGCCATCGCGGCAGCGCATCGGAAGACAGCGCCTGGCGCGAAATCCTCGAATACTTCAGTAGCGCCACGCAAATTGGCCTTACCGCCACGCCGAAAGAAACCGAAGAAGTCTCCAGTACCGACTACTTTGGCGAACCGGTTTACACCTATTCGCTCAAAGAAGGCATCGAGGATGGTTTTCTCGCGCCCTACAAAGTGGTGCGAGTGGATATTGATGTCGACTTACAAGGTTGGCGGCCAACCAAAGGACAGATTGATAAACACGGTGAACTGATTGAAGACCGTATCTATAACCAGAAAGATTTTGACCGCACGATGGTCATTGATGAGCGCACCTGGCTGGTGGCACAAACCATCACTGATTATCTTAAGCGCACCAACCCGATGGATAAAACCATCGTCTTTTGTAACGACATCGATCACGCCGATCGTATGCGCCGGGCGCTGGTAAACCTAAATCTGGAGCAGGTGGCAAAGAACGAAAAGTACGTAATGAAAATCACCGGCGACGATGATATTGGCAAGGCGCAGCTGGATAACTTTATCACTCCCAAAAAACCTTACCCGGTTATCGCCACAACCTCAGAATTGATGAGTACCGGTGTGGATGCACAGACCTGCAAATTGGTGGTTCTGGACCAGAACATTCAGTCGATGACCAAATTTAAGCAGATCATCGGGCGCGGCACGCGTATCAACGAAAAATACGGCAAGCTGTGGTTCACCATTCTCGACTTCAAAAAAGCGACCGAGCTATTTGCAGACGAACGCTTCGACGGCGTACCAGAGAAAGTGATCCGTACCACGCCGCAAGATATTACCGATCCTGAATCTGATTTCGACCACCAGCTTGAAGACGAAACGCCAGAGCACGAATTACCTGATTTGATAAATGGCGTCGCTGAAACACCTGCCATCTATGGCCCAACATCAGGTAACGGCAGTGGGGTTTTTGAAGAAGACGACGAAAACAAAATCCGTAAGTTCCACGTCAACGGCGTCACCGTAAAAGTGCTGGCGAAACGCGTCCAGTATTACGACGCGGATGGCAAACTGGTGACCGAATCCTTCCAGGACTACACCCGCAAAACGCTGCTCAAAGATAAAGACTACGCATCGCTTGATGACTTCATCCGTAAGTGGCACTCTGCGGACCGCAAACAGCTCATCATTAATGAGCTTGAGCAGCTCGGCGTGCTTTGGGATGTACTGGCCGAAGAGGTGGGGCAAGATCTCGACCCGTTCGATCTGCTGTGCCACGTAGTTTACGGCCAGCCGCCGTTGACGCGCAAAGAGCGCGCCGACAACGTGCGCAAGCGGAACTACTTCACCAAATACTCTGGGCCTGCGCAGAACGTATTGAATACGCTGCTTGATAAGTACGCAGATGAAGGCGTGCAGGAGATCGAGGACATCCAGGTGTTGAAGCTGAAACCGTTCGATACGCTCGGTCGCCCGCTGGAAATTATCAAAAGCAGCTTTGGTAGCAAACAGGCTTACGAAGATGCCGTGAACGAACTGGAAAGTGAAATCTACCAGTTACCACCACGCACTGCCTGATAACCCAGCCCTTATTCTGCCACTTGGCGCTGACGGCTCCCGGTGGCATCCTTTTTTAAGAATGGAAAGAAAACATGTCGATTAGCTCAGTCATTAAATCCCTGCAGGACATCATGCGTAAAGACGCCGGTGTGGACGGCGACGCCCAGCGTCTGGGGCAGCTTTCGTGGCTGCTGTTCCTGAAAATTTTTGATACCCAGGAAGAAGAGCTGGAACTGGAGCAGGACGACTACCAGTTGCCGATTCCGCAGCGCTATCTATGGCGCACCTGGGCCGCCAACAGCGAGGGTATCACCGGTGATGCTCTGCTGGAGTTCGTGAATGACGATCTGTTCCCGACCCTGAAAAACCTCACTGCGCCAATTGATAAGAACCCGCGTGGCTTTGTGGTTAAACAGGCGTTCAGCGATGCCTACAACTACATGAAAAACGGCACGCTGTTGCGTCAGGTAATCAACAAGCTTAACGAAATCGACTTCAGCAGCAGCCAGGAACGTCATCTGTTTGGCGATATCTACGAACAGATCCTACGCGACCTGCAAAGCGCCGGGAATGCGGGCGAGTTCTACACCCCGCGTGCTGTGACGCGTTTTATGGTCAACCGCATCGACCCGAAGCTGGGTGAGTCGATTATGGATCCGGCGTGCGGCACCGGCGGCTTCCTCGCTTGCGCCTTCGACCATGTGAAAGAGCATTACGTCAAAACGACTGAAGATCATAAAACCCTACAACAGCAGATCTATGGCGTAGAGAAGAAACAACTTCCGCACCTGCTGTGTACGACCAATATGCTTTTACACGGCATTGAAGTGCCGGTGCAAATCCGTCACGACAACACGCTGAATAAACCGCTCTCTTCCTGGGATGAGCAGGTCGATGTAATTGTTACCAACCCACCGTTTGGCGGCACAGAAGAAGACGGCATTGAGAAAAACTTCCCGGCAGAGATGCAGACCCGTGAAACCGCCGATCTGTTCCTGCAACTGATTATCGAAGTGCTGGCTGACAAAGGCCGCGCGGCGGTGGTGCTACCGGACGGTACGCTGTTTGGCGAGGGCGTAAAAACCAAAATCAAGAAGTTGTTGACCGAAGAGTGCAACCTGCACACCATCGTTCGTTTGCCGAACGGCGTGTTTAACCCGTACACCGGTATCAAAACCAATATTCTGTTCTTCACCAAAGGCCAGCCAACCAAAGAGGTGTGGTTCTACGAGCACCCGTACCCGGACGGCGTGAAGAACTACAGCAAAACCAAGCCGATGAAGTTTGAAGAGTTCCAGGCGGAAATCGACTGGTGGGGGAACGAAGCCGATGGTTTTGCCAGCCGCAAAGAGAATAATCAGGCGTGGAAAGTCAGCATCGACGACATCATCACCCGCAACTTCAACCTTGATATCAAGAACCCGTACCAGGGTGAAACCATCAGCCATGACCCGGAGGAACTGCTGGCGCAGTACCAGAAGCAGCAGGCGGAAATCAGCGAGCTGCGTAACCAGTTGCGCGATATTCTTGGTGCCGCACTGGCGGGCAACAAGGGGGCGAACTGATGACCGTTGGTAAGCTGATCTCCGACCATATCGATATCTGGTCCTCTGCGCTGCAAACCCGTTCCACTGCGGGGCGCGGCAGTAATGGCAAAATCGACCTGTATGGCATTAAGAAACTGCGCGAGCTGATTCTGGAACTGGCGGTGCGCGGCAAGCTGGTGCCGCAGGACCCGAATTATGAGCCGGCGTCTGAGCTGTTAAAGCGTATTGCCGCAGAGAAAGCGGAACTGGTAAAGCAGGGGAAGATAAAAAAGCAGAAGCCGCTACCGGAAATTAGCGAGGATGAGAAGCCGTTTGAGTTGCCGGAGGGGTGGGAGTGGGTCAGATTGGGAACCTTAGGATATACCCAAACCGGAGGCACACCTTCAAAATCTAATGCTGAATATTATGGGAATGATATCCCCTTTATAAAACCCGCGGATATTACTGCACAAGGAGTCATATACGATAATGAAGGGCTCTCAATTAAAGGGGCAGAAACCTTAGGCCGTGTCGCTCCAAGTGGCTCTATTTTAATGGTTTGTATTGGTACCATTGGGAAATGTCAGGTTATAAATCGAACATGTTCATTTAACCAGCAAATAAACTCCATTACTCCTTTCTCTGATATATCTGATTTTATCTATCTTGATGTTTCATCCTCTTATTTTCAATCACTAGCGTGGGATTATTCATCAAGTACAACTATACCTATTCTGAATAAAGGGAAATGTGAGTCGTTGTTAGTTCCTATAGCACCACTTTCAGAACAGGCTCGGATAGTGACCAATGTTAAAAAACTGATGTCTCTCTGTGACCAACTGGAACAGCAATCTCTGACCAGTCTGGACGCGCATCAGCAATTGGTTGAAACCCTGCTGTCAACGCTGACCGATAGCCCAAATGCCGAAGAACTCGCCGAAAACTGGGCGCGAATCAGCCAGCATTTCGACACGCTGTTTAACACCGAAGCGAGTATCGATGCGCTTAAGCAAACTATTCTGCAACTGGCGGTAATGGGTAAGCTGGTGCCGCAAGATCCTAACGACGAACCAGCTTCTGAACTGCTTAAACGTATTGAACAGGAAAAAGCACAACTGGTAAAAGAAGGGAAAATAAAAAAACAAAAACCTTTTCCGTCAATTAGTGATGATGAGAAACCGTTTGAATTACCGCAGGGATGGGAATGGTGTCGTATTGGTGAAATCATTGTAAATATGGATGCTGGTTGGAGTCCCTCGTGTTCTCCTGAACCATCGCCAAATGAAAATATTTGGGGAGTATTAAAAACTACTGCAGTGCAAAGTTTGGAATATAGAGAACAGGAAAATAAAACTTTGCCAAGTAGTAAACTGCCCCGACCTCAATATGAGGTTCATGATGGTGATATCTTAGTTACAAGAGCAGGACCAAAGAACAGAGTTGGTGTTTCGTGTTTAGTTGAAAAAACACGATCCAAGTTAATGATATCGGACAAAATCATCAGGTTTCATTTAATTTCTGATGAGATATCAGCGAAATATATTTCATTATGCCTTAAATGTGGGGTGACAGCTGATTATTTGGAAGCATCGAAGTCTGGTATGGCTGAGAGCCAAATGAATATATCTCAAGAAAATTTGAGGTCAGCACCGGTAGCTCTTCCTCCTACAGCAATCCAATTGAAGGTGATATCCACTATTGAAGACTTTTTCAAAGTATGTGACCAACTTAAGTCCCGTCTGCAAGCCGCCCAACAAACCCAGCTTCACCTGGCGGATGCGCTCACAGAGGCAGCATTAAACTAAGCGCCTGTCCACCAGGCTATTTTATTCGCCATTTTGGCCCTGGGCAGTGCTCAGAATCCTCACGTACTACGTGTACGCTCCGGTTCTTCCACGCTGTCCTAGTCCAAACTGGCTTCAACAATAACGCCAGCTGGATCAGGCGTTAAGGAAGAGACGATGCCGGTTCATCATGCTATCTGGCGGGTAGGGGAGAATCCTCAGCCGCTGATCATCAGCAAACTCGCCAGTGAGCAACTGCTGGAGAGGATGATTTTAACTGATCCCACCATCCTCTCCGATCAGTGGATGATCATCGGCCATCAGGAAAATACGCTCGATAAAGGGCGTATCGATCTGCTGGCGATTGCGCCGGATGCCTCGCTCATCCTGATTGAACTGAAGCGCGATCGCACTCCGCGAGAAGTGGTCGCGCAGGCGCTGGATTACGCCTCCTGGGTGGATGACTTATCCCCGGAGCGTCTTTCGCAGATCTACGAAAATTTTTCCGGCGGCAATCTTGGCGACGCATTCAGACAACGTTTTAACGTTGAACTCGAAGACGACGCCATCAACAAGTCACACCAGATAATTATTGTCGCAGCAGAGTTGGACCCTTCAACTGAACGCATCGTCGATTATCTGAGTAAATACGGAATCTCAATTAACGTCCTGTTCTTCAAGGTGTTCCAGCACGGTGACGAACAGTTTTTAAGCCGCGCCTGGCTTATTGACCCAAGCGAAACGCAAACCAATGCCGCGCAGGCCACTGCCACCAGCGCCAGTGCAAAAGAACCCTGGAACGGCGAGTTTTACGTATCGTTTGGTGACCCGAAAAGCCGCGTCTGGGAAGAAGCGCGTCGTTACGGATTTATCAGCGCAGGTGGTGGAAGCTGGTACAGCCAAACGTTAAAGCAGCTGCAGCCTGGCAATCGTGTGTGGGTAAAAATCCCGGCAACGGGCTACGTTGGTGTCGGCATCGTGCAGAGCGCCGTTGAACCCGCCAGCAGCTTCACCATTAACACGGAACACGGCGAGAAGTTGGCGATGGATGTCCTCAAATTTGGTGACGGATATCGTGAAAACGCCGACGACCCTGACAAATCAGAATATTTTGTTCCCGTGAAATGGCTGGAAACCCGTGCAGAAAGTGACGCGGTGAACGAGGTCGGATTCTTCGGCAATCAGAACACGGTCTGCAAGCCTACCACGCCGAAATGGCGTCATACGGTGGATAAGCTAAAACGTATTTTTTTACGTTGGGATGCTGAACGGGCAGAGTAAGAGAGGCTGGAATGAGGTCTGTTAACGATAAAGTATTAAAACTCGCTTTCCAGGGAGAATGGGAAATGCTTTTGCCCATTCTTGGTGATTATCCTCATCTGGTCAATCTTCCCAGTGAACCTAAAGGCTACACCCCGTTGCATCAGGCGGCATGGCATGGGGCTAATTTGTCGGTGATAGGGGAATTGTTATCTCTTGGGGCCGAGCGAAGTGCGACAACGAACACTAAGCGGCAGACGGCTTATGACATCGTGGTCGAAAAGCACAACAGACCCGAACTGGAGTATCTTCTTTTCCCACAAAAAGAGACTCTCGCGCAAATCATCAGAAAAGTCGTTGCCACTGAACGGCAATTGTTCACTGATTATGATGGCAACCAAATTTTGGTCGATAAAATGATTTCGGCTTCAGGTGTTGAGCCATGTCCTGATGACCTTAGCGAACTGGATACCAGGCTAAATCACCTCTTTTTTGCGTTGACGGGTAAAGCGATATCAACGACTGAAGCCATTCACTTTGATGTGGCTGAAGGTTTTACATTCATGGTAGAGGCTGATTTTTTCAGGCAGATATTTTTCCCATTGGTACATAAGGTTGCGGCAAAAAAGATTAGCTTTCCGGAACGTGAATGGGCTGTTGTATCTGACTTGTTTGATCCTGCGCCAACCCAGTGGGGATCGCGCGGGAGTCTCTTCTTATGGTTGGAAATGCGCAAGGCTTTGTGTCAGGTGAGTATCCCGGAAGATGAAGACGAGTTGGCAAATATCATCGCGGCGGCATTCCAGGCATTGACTGGAAGATCATTAATTCATCGGGTAGGGGAAGATGAGTTTTTTGTAAAACGGTTTAGCCGTGGCGGCGGATCTTCAGGCTATGTTTCCTCCCTGTACTGGCTGAATAACGTTATCCCACAGTTGCAAAAAAGACTGTCCTGGATGCAGGTGGTGTGGTTGATATCACCACATGAGGCGTAGTGCTTTTTTTTATTAGGTGCTGAAAGTTGCTTTTGTTGTTTTAGGCTTTTACCTCATCGCTGCAAATTTGCGGCACTTGCTGGTTTTTTTGAATCGTTCGAGAGGAAATTATGAACACAGCAGAATTAGGGCAGTTAGCGGTATTGCACAAATTAACCAGCCTTGGGGCCAGAAATATTGTCGTTCAAAAGGAAGGCAACAAGTCTTTCATCTTATTTGAGGCACCCAACGGTAAAACGTGCAAAGTGACGACCCGATCGAAAAAAGCAGGAACATGGCAAACCACAACCAACTATGCTGCCCAGTGTACTCTTGATAAAAAAGATAATGCGTTTTGGGTGTTTGTTGATCTCGGACGAGAGCCGAATACTTTCTATATTACGCCGCTGTCGTGGATCAGGAATGATATTTATGAGGCTCATTTGGCGTATCTGGATAAGCATGGTGGGCACCGTGCGCAGAATGATGAGTCGACGCATCATTCTATTTCGGTAAAACGCATTGCTGGCTGGAAAAATGCTTGGGGAGAAATGGGCTTGAGTGAGTCTGCAAATAATTCTGCATAACTGGCATCACCTGAAAGGTTACGTTAAGCAGCTATCAGCCACTCGTACGCTGAAATCTGTGTGGCCATTTTTCAAAGCCGTCATACCTCACCTGATTTTTACTGATAGTAAGCACAGTAGTGTTGGTTCTGTTGGTTTAGTCGGTTCAATGCCCGGCAGGCCTTGCCAACACCGGGTTTTGCTGAACCAACATTGGTGATGCTGAGCTGGTTCAGCGGGACTTTCTGTTGGTTTACTGCCTGCCAGAGGGAATGTCAGTATTACTAATTATTGATTCAAAACGGATATTTGTTGGTTCAGCGCTGGTTCAATATGCGAATTAAAATCCTTATAAAACAATGAGCATTTTATATTGAACCGACTGAGCTAACTGAACCAACACCCTTTTTACGTATGTGAAAAATGCTATTCCTCAGATGCGGCGTAGTCCTCTGTCTGGAAGGTCAGGACGTAAACGTTAATCTGCCTTCCGTCGATGCGAGGTGATTTGCGCTGGTAACCTCGCCCGCTCGTAGGAGGGGTCAACATCCCTGAATTTTTCAGAACTTCAGCGAATTGCTTCGGGTTAAAGTTCTGGGCGATCTCTTTTTCAAATGTGCTTCGAAAGGTGTAGTAGATTGTCGGATCGTTTTCGTGCTTCCCTTTCTGACGATACCCCGCCAGATCCTTAATCGGCATATCGGCTGAGCTATAGGGGAACGGTGCAAACCGGCTGAATCCATAGGAATTCAAAAACGCCTCGCACTGTTCAATTATTTGCTGGTGTTCTTTGTTGCCGGTGCCGAACTCGCGTAGCCACGCGTTGTAACTGTGCTGTATTGCATCACGGCAGGTCTGTGCATCCCATCCCGTGACCGCTTCACTCAACTGTAACGCAGCCTCCAGAATGGCAAATCGTGCGGCCACACGATGTACCTGCTCGCCATAGTCGGCAGGAATAAGATTGCGCCAGTGTGCTTCACACTTACGCACGGTATCAATCGCCTGTTGCGAGTGGTCTGCCAGCCATTTTATCCACGACCTTCCAGCGGAACCGTGATGGTGCTGGTATGCTTCTTTGAGTGCGTCGGCATGTTGCTTGCCGTTCGCGTATTCATGAAAGCGCACAGCTTTACTGAGCGGTATATTCAGTAGGCGCACGAGTTGTCCCGCTTTGGTTTTGCGCCCCGCACTGGCTATGAATGTTTCTAAATCCATTTCACCTGTACTGATAGCCACGGTTCGCCAGCGTTTTAAATCGCGGTTGCCGCCTTCCTTCGCGCCCTGCAATTTTCCTACACCGTTAAATAGCGCATAGGCAGACTGCGACACGCTCACCGGGTCAGCTCCCTGTCCGACTTCATCCAGTGGCATTAATCCGTCATTGTGAGCGGCGGCTTCGTTTGCCAGCCCCAATGCCGTTCCGTACCACGTCAGGCGTAATAAATCCGGATTGCCGTATAAGCTGCTCGCCACATTCGCGGTGGTGGTTTTGCCTGCACTCGACTGCTCATAAAAGTGAATGCCGAACCCATCCGCGCCCGTCAGGCCGATTAATGGCGCTGCCAGGGCGGCAGCGACGCCGGTCATCATTGCATAGTTGCCGTATGCCAGACGCGCCACACTGCCACGCCAACTCTCAGTTGTGCCCTGTACGGCATAACCTGCACTTGCGGAGCTGCGACCGCTGAATAAAACAGGCCTGGCAGGTGTGCCGATGATTTCTCCGTCGGGCATGATATATGCCCCGCACTGCCAGCCAGTGGCATAGGTAACACGCCATAGCTCACGTGAGCTGTTGCGCTGTAACCAGTCGGCCAAAATTGCCCTCATATTGCTTTTAGCAGTGACTTTAACCCCGCCTGCTTTCAAAGCGCGCCAGCCTTCTCGCTCTCCAATATCCGCTAGGGGAATGGCAGCGGTCGTCGGTACGTCTGAGCCAAAGGCCAGCCAGCGTAATATCAGATACTGGTCTTTATCGTCGCGTCCGGAGCCGATCACGTCCATTGCTGACGCCAGCCAGTTTTCGTTATTGATAATATTGCCGCTTTCTTTGTCCACCTTTGGCACAATCCAGTACACACCATCCTCCCGGCTCTCGATACGCGGTTTTAACGGGTCTATTTCTGGAGGGCTAGATTTACCTCCCTCAATGGCCTGCAACTCTGGTTTCATGCTTTCTCCCTGTGCTTGGTACATCGAATCGGTAAACATGCAGATGCTCTCAGCTACCCCGTATTGCTGGTGGATGTCGTTCCAGTCGGCTTTATTCTCACCCGGTGGAAGAGCCACCCATCCAGCTACCAAAAGCGCCGCTTTATCTGCGACCGCTTTCCCGGTGTTTGGCTGGTTGTTGTGGTGGTCGTTATCAGCGGCAATAATTATTTTTGCTTGTGGGTACTGCTGACGCATCTGGATGGCGACGTGTAACAGGTTACCGGCATCGACTGCACAGATGGTCAGTGCATCCGGTCGCATTAAGTGAACTGATAAGGCCGTTGCCAGTCCTTCGGCAAGGATCACCTCCTGCGGTTGCTCTGTAGCGTTGATAGCGTGGAATGCTCCGCGTTTGGCTGAATCCACTACAAGACGTTTTTCCCCGCTCGAGGTAATGGTTTGTGCGGCAGTGACCGCACCAGTGTTGTCCACCAGCGGCAGCAGGATCGCGCCATTAGTGAGAAGGGGATAGGTGAGGCCGTTCAGCCCCTTTGATTTCAGATAGTCAGATTCGCCCTGTGTGACATTCTGGCACATCGCTGCATAGCGGCGAGAAAAGGCTAGGCGACGGTGCTCTGTGTCCTGTGCGGCCTGCTCCTGTCGCATTTGCTCACGCTGCAGGCGCTCTGTCTTAAGTAATTTCCGGCGCTCAATGACAGCGCTTAGATTCGTTTGCGATACCCGAAAATCAATACCCAGCACTTCCGCTACCAGCTGCGCGGCCTCTGTCGTGTCGCAGCCATTCACCTTCTTAATCAGATCGAGGCCGTCGCCAGCGCCACACTGATTGCAGATATGAGCCCCGCGCTCGTTGTCGTCGAACCGAAAGCGATCTGTTCCTCCGCACGCCGGGCAGGGGGTATGCCTGAGCGGTGAATCAGAAACTGCGATACTGAGGTCAGACAAAACGGAATGCCATTGCCCGGCAGCGGTATGAGTCACTTCGCGTATAAAGTCGATATTACGCATCGGATTCACCGCTCAAATGTTTGCTAATGATAATTAGCGGTTCACTTTTTTCAGCGTGAGTTTGGCCACTGGCAGTTAAGCCAGATTTTTCTAATTTCATAGTTTTTACTCCAGGGTTAGCTGTGCTTCTTCGAATCCAGCCAGGATCGGATCTCTGCAGCGTCGTAGACAGTGACGCGTTCAGAAAGACGAATGGACTTCGGGAAATCGGGTTTGCTTGTTTCCCAGCGCCAAAGAGTGACAGTGCTGACTTTGAGAAAATCAGCAGTAGCTCGTGGTCGGGCATGCCCGGTGTGAGGGTAGGGTTGTGTAATCATAGGTTTCACCTGCCATGTTATGTCGTTAGTGTAATCATCACGACAAATGTTAGGAGGTGCGTAGAACGATTTAAATACAGGGTAAGCTTACACAGTAGCAGGGTAAGTTTACTCTGCATTATGTTGAGCAATTTCCTCTTCCTGCATTTCCTTGAGTATTTTACTTATTCCTCTTTGGCTCGAATGAATAAAGCCTCCATAATCATTTCTATATTTCAATGTGGCTGAAGCCCATTTTGTAAAAACCAATTTACCACCTTTGTCGACACATTCACTCCGGTGATTGGCAAGTACCTTTTTAGCCGCAGATTCGAGTCTCTGCCTATTTTTATCATGCCTTGCACTTTGTGTTAGCGATACAGCATTTGGAATAATAGGTTTATCTTCTCGAGGTTTACCCGTGAAATAGCTATCCATTGGCTCACCAAGGATTGTAGCTGTCCAGATTTTTTCGATATCTAACCTTGTTATGAAAAGCTCACTCAATTCAAGTGAAAACTCCTCCTCTCCTTTGTAAATAAAAAAGACAGAGCAAATTTCATCAGATCTACTAACAGGGTGAAATAAATTATGTCCTTTGTGGTTTTTATTTGTTATGAATACTCCATTATTTTCATTTATAATTCCGGAGCTAATAATCCACAATCCATTAATGTACCCTGAAAAATTAAATCCATAACGGGATTGATGGAAATACACACCTTCTTTATGTCCTCGTTTAGAGTTAAAAATAGAACCATAAAAGCTCAACTCGGCTGTGATATTGTACGAGAGGTTATATCGTTCAATATTATCAGCGGCATTTTCGTAAAAGCTAACAGACAAATCACCAGCTAAATTTTTAGGCTCAAAAGCTATTGAGATAGCACCTATTTTATTCCAGTGAATTAAGTCTTCACATTCGCAATTGAGCAATTTAGCAGCTCTTTCGAATGAGCAGTATTCTAAAGGCGCGATTCGGTTCTCTTTCCAGACGTTGCTATCCATCACCTCATCCTCTTGCGCATCTGATAAAAACTGAGGCAGGCATCAGGTGTTACTGCTTTTCGCCTGACCGGGCTAGCCCCAGTTTGTTCGGTTAATTGCCAACAACCCGTAATTTCTTCATGTCATATGGTGCAACATGTTGATCAGAGTTTGCTTCAAGATAGTCTGACCACCACTGCATCATTCGGCGGCGCTCCTGCATGTGCTGCGCCAGATGAACATAAGCCGCACGTACCTCATTACGTTCCTGATGGCTCATTTGCCGCTCTACGGCATCCCGTGACCACAATCCTGATTCGGTAAGAGCAGAGCAGGCCATTGCCCGGAAACCATGTAAGCAAACATCGGCCTGAGTATCATAACCCATAGTACGGAGCGCTTTATTAACCGTGTTCTCACTCATAGGCTTATAGGGGTTGCTATCGCCAGGAAAAATCAGTGTGTACTCATTGCTGATGCTTTTAATCGATTTCAATACGTCAATTGCCTGCGAAGACAATGGTACTGAATGCCCACTGCCCATTTTAGCCCCACGTTCAGAGAATTTTACACCTGCGATTTCTTCTCGCTGACCAGGGATTGTCCACATGGCAGTATCAAAATTTATCTCGTCCCAGCGAGCGTGGCGAAGTTCGCTGGAGCGAACAAACGTATGAAGAGATAGTAATACTGCGAGTTTGGTGAGAGATCTGCCTGTGTATGTTGCAGTTTTCGTCATCAATTCTGGCAGGCGATCCAGAGGAAGGGCGGGGCGGTGTTTAGTTTTAGGACTCGTCAAAGCACCTTTCAGGTCGTGAGCTGGGTTGTACTCGACTATTCCACGCTGAACCGCATAGCGGAATACGCTGCTCATCGTTGTCTTTACTCTTCCCGTAGTAGCACCAATGCCTTGTTCGTTCATGCTGATAAGCAAAGGTAGCAGATCCCGTGTTTTTAAGCTGTCGATGGGTTTACTACCGATGAGAGGAAATATGTGGTTTTCCATTTCCCTCAATATTTTATTACGGGTGATCTCTTTCCACTCAGGATGTCCCATCGTTCCGCCGTGCCACTCACGGGCTATAGCCTCGAAAGTCGGTGACGTTGGTTCAGTGCTTTCAGCTTTTTTTGCTTCACGTGGATCTTTGCCGTCGGCAAGAAGCTGTCTGGCTTCATCTCTGCGTTTACGTGCTGTTGTCAGTGGAACATCCGGATACACGCCCAATGCTAATGTCGCCTGTTTACCAGCAAAGCGATAATTCATGCGCCAGTATTTGCCACCCGTTTTTTTGACCAAGAGGTACAGACTGCCACCATCGGTTATTTTGTAATCGGTGTCTCGTGGCTTGGCATTCTCGATCTGTTTGGGTGAAAGCTCGTTTATAGCCATAAATGGCACCCCCTCAAGAGGTAATTGATGGTATCTGGATATCGAACTGATGAATACCATCACTTATACCATCAGAGTGCTGTAATGTCATGAAGGTAATTGAACGCTGTGTAAGTGTGGTTTCTGTTGAAAGGCTTGGTATTGCTGATGTTGTGAAGTGAACTGAAGTGGTGTGAAATGACTTAATGGTGTCCCCTGCAGACACCAACTGAATGATGTAAGTGCAGGGGATTTATGAGGAATTACAGAAGTGAAAAATATTATGCCCGCAGTTATGCCCGCAAAGGATAATCATGAGGCTTTTTGAAGCGGGGAGAAGTAGCTGTGTTTCCAGGCTTGATAGTCGGCATAAACCCATTTGGAGGCTCGTCCGAATTTGTGAGGTGATGGCAGGCGTCCGTGCTTGATTTCTGAGTACAGGAACGTTTTACCCATACCAGAATCTTCCATCATGAACTTTAAGTCAACAAGGGAGTCGTCGCGAAGTTCGCGCATAAGTTTTATCTCCAGATTGGGAATCGAACAGGGAATGGATAGGATGCACAGGCCTCATCGAGTGTGAGGCTGTGTGATTCCATAGTTACTCCGTTATTCAAAGCGGATGGTTGAGCCCTTAAAGAATCCTTTGCAAACCGCACCTTTTACTGAATTTCCATTAGGCGAGGTAGCAGTGAATTCGGTTGAGTAAACATCATCCTTACTGCTGCATGAAAGCCAGCCGTAACCGCCAGTCTTGATGTTCGTGAATCCGTTATCCGATAACACCTTTACCGCGCCGTCAGGGTCTGTGCATCCTGTAGCAAGCAGAATGAACAGAAGTGCAAATTTCTTCATCATCTATCTCCAGTATCAAAGCAGCTTGTAAATCAGCAGCGGAAAAACTCCACTGATCATTGACAATACAAACCCAACAACAAAATGAGTCGCAGTGGTTTTTTTCACAGTTGCAGCACAGCCAAGCCAAAACAGAACATTCGCAGGAATCCAAAAAGACCAAAAAATGTTCATGCCTATCTCCAATAAAAAACCGCCATTGCGGCGGTCTATTTGAATCCCATCTCAGCGAGACCATTCATGAAAAGTTCGGCATTTCTCATGCTGATTTTTCTCGCTTCCGAATCACTCATGGTTGCCGCTTTTTGCATTTCTGCAACCTTTGCATGAAGCGAATCTGGCATATCAATTCGATGCCCGCAGCAACCTTTCATAAGGTAAAGATTTACCTCATGCCTATCACCGCATTGCCAGTGAAGTGCAGGATGGGTGACATCAACGATAAGCTCAAAACTGTGACGCGAGAACTCAGCTACAGCTTCGGCTCGGTTAAAGCATCCATTCATCAGTCTGATGCTAATTGGCGCTTCGTTAAGTCGTTTAAGCGCTTGCTTGGTAAATTCCACATTCATCTCCTTAAGCTAATCTCTTATATACGCGAGGCTCATCAACAGTAGCCGCGCGAAGTTCGTGTTCTGCATGAGAACTGTAATCACCGGAGTCCCACAGACATCGATACCATGTCGGCCTGTTATCCTGCTCCGTAACGCCATCAACCACTCCTTTGATATCGCCTGACTTGTGCTTCACGATTGCGCCCACAGCAAATTTAGCCATAACAAGCCCTCTGACATGTGAATGAGTGAAGAGATAGCGCTCACAGCCATAATTCCGACTATGAGCCAGATAATAGGATTGGCGTGCATGGTGACTCCGGATAAAGAAAAACCCGCTAGGTGCGGGTTTGTTATTTGGCTGGAGGAGACGGTAGTGGCATCCAGTGGGTAACAGTTATTGGTTGGTATTCAATTCCGAAGTTTTGCTCATATAACTGCGCGTACCATCCAGTATCTCTTCTGTCGAATTTACCGTACTGCGCAACATGTAGTTCAACGCCAAAATCATGTCGAGGCCAGATATAAACGAAATCATCGTTATCCGGCATCCGCTCACTGCAAGCCACCCAGCCATCCGGAATCGCCGGAGAGTTACTAACCAGTTCGACCATATTGGTAGGAATACCGGAATGGTCAACCATAGCGAGCTTATCCTCGGAATGGTCCGTTAGCGCTTCCTGATAGCGTCCAAGCTCCACGTACTCCTGACATGACCAACCGCCATCAATGAAATCGCGAGCTTCAACAGCGTCGAAAGTGAAAGATGTTTCGCTGCCGGTTGGCGAGGTTAAGCCGTACAGGTCTGCTACCGGCTCAAACTGTGTGGCTGGAATATTTTCCGGAATATTTTGCGGTTCGTTTTGTGGTCGATCGGCACCATGAAGAATGGCGGCGCGGCATTCATCTTCGCGCTCACCAAAAATTGCTGACTCCAGGACATCGATAGCCTGCGATGGTGAGTACGCGTATTTATCGAATGACGCCCCCTTGATTCGCTGTGCGAGCTTGAACAGCCGTTTCTCCTGCGCGTGATAAAGCTCACTCAGATGCTGATAACGCTCATCAGGCACAGATACCGGCGCTGGCGGGGCGGTGTAAAGCGGCGTTACTTCTCGCAGCGGGTCGGCATAAGCATTGCCACTATCGAAGCTGACGTTGTTTTTTGCGCCGCCGCCTGACAGTAGCCACGCCACAGCCTCCGCTTCGAGCGATGCCAGCGCGATACGCGCATTATTAATCAGGAGGCTATCAGCAGGAGATAAAACAACATGAGCGTTACCCTCCGCATCAATTTCAGAATTCGTAATTTTTCTGAACAGCTTTGCCAGTTCTCTGGTAATAGTGCTCATGGGCGAATCTCCGTCCTGCCACCAAGTAAGCGGATTGCCACTCGTTCCCGGAAGGTAAGCGGTCGATGGTGTCCGCGGGCATTAACAATTTCAGGCTTTCCATTAGGCGGATAAT